GTCCACTAGCTGTGTTTCCGCTACCCGTGGTGTTGCTATGGAGCGCTTGTAACCCACTAGCCGTGTTATTATTACCAGTAGTGTTAGTTTGAAGTGCGTCTTTTCCACTAGCTGTGTTATTAACGCCTGTGGTAATCGCAGTTCCTGCACCATCTCCAATCAGCGTGTTATTATTACCACCTGCAACGATTGAGTCACCAGCGCCAGCGCCTGCCACAAAATTGCCTGTTCCTGCTGTGACCGATGATATTCCTGCCGTTGTAATAGCACCTGTCATAGTACCACCAGCCTTAGGAAGTGCTGCATCTGCTGTCACACCATCTGCGGCTACGTCACGACCATCTATAGTAGAGGTGGTGGTTAATGCGCTATTAAGCGCGACCGCCCCATTAATGTCTATAGTAGTGGCTGCAATTTGTATTTCAGTATCTGCCACAATATCTAGCTGGCCGTCTACGCTGGAGTTAATGTATATGGCGGCATCACGGAATTGCACCTTCTGTGCATTATCCATGTCGATATCCGTGCTGCCAGAAGTGTTGCCAATAGCAAGGACTTTCGAAAGCGTATCGACCGTGGCTACCTGTGCGTCAACATACGCCTTAATAGACTGCTGAGTGGCCAGTTTGGTGGCGCTGTTAGACGCCATGTTGTCTTCGTCTTTGATGCCGGTAACCGTCGCGCCATCGGCGGCGATGTTAAGGCTAGTGTTAGCAACAATTGTTGTACCAGTAACCGCCGCAGCGGTAGATCCACCAATCGTGGTCGAATCCATCGTGCCACCATTGATGTCTGCCGTAGTAGCCACTATTCCGTCAACCTTTAAGTTGGCGTAAACGTTAATGACAGTAGCCGTACTTCCACCACCGCTGAATTTAACCAGCACATCAGTGCCCGCAGCAATCTCAAGGTCGCGGGCCGCGTCATACGTTCCTTGGAAAATGAAAACTGATCGACTACCCGCGAGACTATTGCGAATAAAGCATATTTTCTCCGCGTCGTTTGGAATTAGCTCAACATAAGCCGCTGCCCCTAAATCACCGCCATCGGCAAATTCAATCCATTTATTACGACCCGCAGAAGAGGCACCATTAGTAATCGCGATTTGATTAGGTGAGCCGAAAGAGCCTGCGGCGGCAAGGGTTATCGTAACGACGCCGTTAATGGCCTCGTCTAGGATAGTAGAGTTGTCATTGATCGTATCTCCCCACGTTCCCGACTGCTCACCGGTTGCTGGTTGTTCAATACCAAGATTGACGGTATATGTACTAGGCATTTCTAATTCCTCACGCTGCTATTTGTGTCCAATTTGCACTTTGGCTCGGCACTTCGTCCGACCATGTTGGCGACTGACTAGGTATTATCTCAGTATAGTTCGGATCTTGATCCGGCACAATACGCCCATAAACCAGCACTTGCCCCACAACACATGTTGCATAGACTCCTGTTACACTAACGATAGCGTCGGATTCAACCGTAACACTACCCACTTGCCCTGTTCCCGAAACACCACTAACAACGGTGTTTGCCTCGGCCACCACTGTAACAGAACCAATAGCACCTGTAACAGCAACACCTGTAACAATGGCGTTTGCATCTGCACTAATCGTGACGGAACCAATAGCACCTGTAGCCGCAACACCTGTAACAATGGTGTTTGCATCTGCACTAATCGTGACGGAACCCACGGCACCTGTAACAGCAACACCTGTAACAATGGCGTTTGCATCTGCACTAATCGTGACGGAACCCACGGCACCTGTAGCAGCAACACCTGTAACAACGGCGTTTGCATCTGCACTAATCGTGACCGATCCAACGCTGCCTGCGGCTTGTAGTCCCGTAGCCGGAACATTAGCCGCAGCAACAACACTTACTGTGCCTATAGTTCCGGTTGATGCAGGAAGTCCTTCATCTTGGCCCCATGGCCCACCGCCCCAACTTTGACTGGAAGAATTCCAACCTTTGAAGGAGACGGTTACATTAGCCATTAGGCTATCCGAATAATCGCATTACTGGCATCAGCCGCTGGAAAAACTACGGTAAAATCACCCGCCGTTGAAGTCTTATCTCCACCGAAATCCAACACTATTACAGCAGGGTTGGTGAGAGCGATTGAGGTTGTGTTAGGCGTAGTATTATAAATCAACGCCCCACGAGCCGTAATCGTAGCCGTTGACCACGTTGCATCAGTGAAATCAGTTAAAGCGGTAGTTCCAGAAGATGTCGGGTCTACCGCAGTTAATACCTCGCCGCCCGCCACATAACCTGTTCCGCTAGTTTCGTTGCTCGCTGAATACGCCGTTGTCGCCGCAGTCATCGTCGCCGAGTTAGTATAGAGAGCGATCTTAAATGTATCGCCGGTGGAAGCGTCGAAGTCGTGGGCACCATACATCAGTTCTTTCTTAAAACTGGTACACATGAAGTTTCCTGAAAAAGACATGGTCACATTCTCCTTATATAGTTAGCAAGCTCGGTATGGCCTGCGTCAGTTAAAGCGTTATGCACCGTCGTCCTATCAGACTTAATAGCTTCACGCATGTAAAATTCTAGGGTTTTTAGTAGTTGCCCACGAAAAGCATGGGCTTGCGCCCTAATGGCAGGGTTAGCGTCGTCCGAAATGGCAATAATTGAATTAGCGCATCTCTCCGCAATTTCCTGCGGGGTAAAACCTCGTCCGCTAGTGGTGTGTACATTCACCTTGAAGACAGGGACGGTTAGTTCTAAGGCGACGGCACTCATTGTTTAGGCCTGATTACTTGGCCAGTACGGTATTCGTCCGTTACTTCTTTAGCCTCACCTAACATCTTCATTCCAGTAAGCGCTTCGACAAACCGTTTCTCGTAAATGGCCATCATATCGGCTTCACCCTTCATGTATATGTACGCTTCTACCAAACAACCATATAATAAGGCTATCTCAGCGTTTGTACTAAGCCATGTTGTCGCAGATTCGGCACCAGCCGTCAAACTAGCCGGACGGTAGAAATAATGAAGCTCTACAGTATACGCGCCATCAGGGGTAGGGCCTAGTATAAAGTTATCTACGTCAAATACCGCATAAAACCGTGGATCACCCGTAGTGGCAGCTTTTGGGTTAAAAGTTTGAACGAAATCCGGGTCTTTAAACTGTAAAAACACGTGGTCGCTGTTTCCATCCACAAAAGATAGCGAAAAAGGCGCTAAAAAGTCACTGGGGGCCGCCAAAAACCGGTTACTAGCGGTCATTGCGCCGTTAACGTTCTTTCGGAAAAGGCTTAATTGGACGTTCTTAAGGATTCTTTCCTCTGCCTGCGTAATAAAAATAGGCAAATTATTGACGAAAGACGTTTCGTTATTCTCGGTGTAGTCCTGAATAACTTGTTTAAGCTGTGCATAAGTAAAACTCATGTTGTTACCGTCACTGATCCAGTTTGGCCAAAACCTTGTACCGGTCTTAAATTTGGTGCAATTACTAAAGGCAATCCAACGTAAACATCCAAAGGCTCAACCCTATCAGGTCGCGCATTTTGGAGTGCTTGAGGATCATTTACCTTACGGAAAGGTCCTAACTGAGGCTGTTTGGGTTCAAACTCATCTGGACCAACCAACAGGCCATTCCATTCTCGCTTCATTAAGCGATAGGGATAGCGAAATCCCGATCTGTCTGAGATAGCCCACGATTCCTTTCCAGAAGCAAACTTGGCCATCAGCCCCTCCCATAATAGTTGAACTGAGGTGCAACATTAAAGGAGGCGCGGTCTCTATCTTCAGTAGCAGCTCTTTCAAACTCCTCCTCATAGAGTCCTTTTAGGACCTGAACGCGATTGGGAGCCCTTTTTAAGGCAATATAATAGGCTAAACCTGCCGCTAAACATGGATAAAACCTGAAGGGCATGTCCATTGTGTTCGTGTATATGTCCGCGTCGTCCATGCGCGTTAAAGCGTCGTAATAGACAACATCGGTGCTATTGTCCGGAACAGGCCAAAGCTTTAACTGAGGTGTAACTTGTCTATCTAAGAAAAATTGATTAACACGACCTTGTGTCGTTTTATTGGGTATCGTTAAAAAGCCATCCCGGCTCAACCGTAACAAAGAGAAATCCGTGCCGTCGCGTTGAACCACTACCGATAAAATATCAATAACGTCCGCGCCCACAGCATATTCGCCTGTTCCAGTGACCATCGGAAGAGTACGCTGTTTAATAGTCCATTGATTCAGACCCCGATTAGCCCAGTCTGCCAGCAAAAGGTTTAAAGACCGCTTTGCGGATTTTAAATCGTAACCCGTCCGAACTTCAAGACCGCAGCGTTCAAATGCCTCTTCGACATACTCTGCAACATCAAGTTCAAAATCTTTGCTTCCGGATGTAGCCATAATCCGTACCTACCTTTTTTTGTTTGCGGTTTTCGCCGACCGCTTAAAAGCTTTAGCGGTAGGAGCGCCTTTTGTTCCGGGCTTACGCATTTTTTCGTTAGAACCCGCTTTTATGCGTTTCTTTTTTGCGTTAATATTCGCATACAAACCCTTGCTTGCCATTAGGCATTCCTCACCGCGCACTTGCTTACTTTTCCGCCTTTGCGCATTTTCTGAACCATGCCACCACTACGCATCTTTTTAACCATGCCACCACTACGCATTGGTTTTGCACCAGCTTTAAGGGAAGGATTTCGTTTCTTAGGTTTTATCGCCATCTTTTAGCTTCCTATATAAGGTTTCTCTTACACCGTAAATGGTGCTTGCGTCATATTCAGCATCATAGCTATCATAATATCCTTTTTTAAGCAACTTGTCTGCCGCTTCTTGCAGCTTAGACAAACGCTGAACAAATATCATAGCATAAGGCTTTTCTACTAAAGGATCAAATTCAATTTCTTCCACAAAATCACTTGGTTCGTCTTCAGGATGAAAACCCATTAACCAGATGTCTTTGTCAATAAACATGCCTTCGGAAATTACTTGATTTAAGCTGTCTAAGTATTGGTGAAAATCGTCGGCATTTTTTACATTACCAAGATCAACTAAAACAGCTATCTCGTATTGTTCGTCAAACTGAGAAATACACGAATATAAAGATTGATAGTTATTTTCGTGATTAAAAATAATAGCTACTTTGTTTTTTATCCACGCACTACGGGCATACGGGCAGGGAGGTAAGTTGTTAAAATAAGGGTTGGGCTTTTCCAAAACACTTGAGGACCAAGCCTTTATTTCTTTTTCTATTTTTGCTTCCAAATCATCACTAAAAAAAGAGTTGTTCATGTCTAGGACAAAAATTTATGGATGATAGGCGCTATTATAATTAATACGGCAAGGCCCCATATCTTTAAGTCTAAAGCTTTTAAAGACAACTGTTGGGCCGTCGCAAATTGTTTTTGCTCACCTAACTTTTCTTCTATCCGTTGATAGCGTAAGTTACATTCGGATTCGTGCTTTTCTAACTTGGCTAAAACTTCTTTTATTTCCATAAGATCCCCGTCACGGCTTGTCGGTTTTTTTTACCTTGCGCTCGTGGTTGTTTTGTAGGAGGTGTTACCTGCGTAACCATAGCTACCTCAGTTATAAAAAACCGTGATGTTGGTGATGTTAGTCAGTACGGCATAACAACCTTCGTCAAACAACATCCCTTCATCAGGCAGGTACACGTTGTCATCAGTGGCATTAGCAAAAGCCATTGTCAGTAGCGTGGTGCCGCCCGATCCGCCGTTTTTAAGGGCAAGCGTAGGAGAAGTACCTGCCTGATAATGGATTGCTTTTATCCTAGAACGGCCCGCGAAAACATC